GGGGAGTGCATTATTTCCTGGTCTTTGGGACGAAGTTGCCCTTCCATTCCGTGCGGGTGAACCGCGACGGAAGGAAGCTGTCATTGACGATCGTGATGTCGACGTGCTCGTTATTGGAGTAGACGGGCAGTGGAAAGACGCCGGAGAGCAGCTTCGGGGAGCTATCAATGTCCGCGAAGGGGTCGCCGATGTTCCAGCAAGAGAACTCGTAGCTGGACGTTCGCCGCCCGGACGGCGTCACCTCGACACGGAAGTATCCTGCATCCTGGTAGGTTATCCCCATCGTGAGGACTTGGAGCTTCCCCTCTTGCACCACTTGATCCTTCGCCGTGTCACGGACGTAGAGGGGTGAGTAGGTGTGCGAGGAGCGGAACGTCGCACCAAACCATAGGAGGTAGGTTGAGGTGTCCCCCTGGAGCTTCACAGTGGTCCCCGAGATGGACGCAACAGGGACGTCACGGAACAGTGGCGATGCAACATTCGACCGCGTGACGGCTTTGAAGCTGCCGTCAGTGGGCGGGGGATAGGGCAGCGCATAGGTCGTGGTGTCCGTGGTGATGTCATAAGTCCCCGCCGCGAGCGTCTCACTTCCGATGCGGTGGTCCAGATAGGTCACAGGCGACCCCGCATCTGTCAGAGCGGGAGTCAATCGGAGCTTCTCGATGACCGTCTGGCCGGCCCGGTTGAGGGTCAGATAGAGGGTGCTGTTGAGGAGCGCAGCGTCCAGGATAGTGGCACCGGGGATGTTCCATCGGACCCAGGAGGACTGAAGCTTGTCTTGGTCCTTCCAAAGATACTTGTAGACCCACAGGGATGAGCGATCCCCGGAAGACAACACGACGATGAGGTCTTCGGTGTTCGAGTTGTCCAAGCTGTAGACCCCCGAGGGGATCAGTGAGGGGACATGGCCCGTGATCTCGTCAGCTTGAGACACGCGGTAATAGACGTCGTAATACCACTCCTTGAGGCCCGTGAAGCCAGCGCGGTCGAAGGGGAAGATCAGGCGTCGCGTCAGCGACACAGGGCGGCAGGATGCAACGAGGCTCTCATACTCGGAGACCACGAGCATGGTGGCGGTCTTCGGCGTGACGATGTCTTGTGCCCCGAACCGGAACTGGTTCTGGTCGGACCAGATAATCATTGAGCCCTGGTAGGGGATGCCAGTTCGGAGGAGGGACACTTGCGGCGCCGCCGCATTGATGTCGATAGGGTCCGTATCGAGGAGCGTGACGGCCGACGTCCGCCAGAAATTGAAGAGGTCTCCCGACCGGCTCCACACGACGTTGTTCGCCGTGATGATGCCAATGCGGTTCTGGAAGAAGGTGACGTCATTGATCTTGGCGCCCACGAAGGTGGGTTTAGGGCAAGTGTTGTCATCTCCGGCAACCCGCTTGTCCCACGTCGCGACCTTGAAGGTGAACGTCCCGTCCGTGTTGCGGACCAGGATATGGGGCATTGTGGTGGCGTCAAAGGCGACACTGACACCGGGCTGGGGACACTCCACCCAGCTTCCGGGGGTCGTCTCACCATTTTGATTTGCTTTGAAGGAGACGTAGTAGACCGAGTCGGGCGTTGCTTGATCGCCAACGACACGCGCCACGAACCCATCAGGCGCCGCCGCCGGGAGGTCCGTGAAGGACTGCGTGGTGCCCTTGATGGCCTTCATTGCTTTGCCGCCCCAGCCGTCTGAGACCTCGATGGTGAAGTCGACGCCAGTGAGGCGCTTGATCCACCCGTAGTTGCGCGTCCACGCAATGCCCCACCCATCGGCTACTGTGAGGGTCGGATCAACACCGCCGACAAGAGTTCCCAGAGACGGGGGTGTGCCTGTGAACAGCGTCACGAGGATCACGTCCGTCCCAATCCATGGCGCATCAGCCGACGAGCCGCCGGGTGGGGTGTTGTAGGTCGCGACATCAGTGCCATTGACCTTGATGGTGTAGGCTTTGCCGTAGTTCCCGGAGATGACATTGACGAGCGCTTCAGGGAGCCGCGTCGGCGCTATCTCACTGGACATGGCGGCGGTCACCGTCTTGTTCACGATGAACGTGTAGTCGGCGATCGTGATGGCCGTGAGGTTGGACTTCTCGGTCCCCGCGGGAACGCTGAGATACCCTGCGCCATCGGGGTAGGTGACGGTGTGCGGGGCACCCGTCTGGACATCAACCACGGAGATGGCTCCGTTCGATATGGAGACGAGGTAGCGCTCCGAGATGTCCCTGTTGATGGAGTGGACGAAGGCTGTTTCGGGGATCGGCGCCGGCAGGACCGCAACGTGCTCAGCCGGAGGGCGGCGGGTCAACCCATCGACAATGACGGGGAACGTGTTGAGGTCGTCTGAAGACTGTCCAGGGAGGCGCAGGGTGGGGGACTGCTGGGAGATGCCCCCCAGCATATTGGCGACTGCTCCCTTTACGAGGGCCATGTTAGAAGCGCGCTCCTCGGCGGATGGTGACGATCCTCACTGAGGGGCTGTCACGGTTGATGTTGTAGTCACTGTCCTCGGCTTCACGGCTCAGGAACTCGGACCATGCGTTGAGTTCGTCTTGGGCGCCAAACTGGTGCAAGCTGCTGTCGCCGAGCTGGGAGTCCTGAAAGCGGCGGCACGAGCGGATCGAGACGAAGTTGCGTGCCGGCTCCGGCATGTCCTCGAAGGGCAGCAGCAGAACCAGATCAGCATAGACCTTGCGGCCGATCGCGAAGGTCTGGGCGCGGCGGTCGTAGACCTTGCCAGCGCGGTAGACCAGTGCTCCATCCTTGTCGGCCTCTTGAAAGGTGATGGAGAGGGTCGTGGGGGGAAGCGCGATTTCCCCTGTGGTGACATGGGGGAGCAGCGTCATGTGCTCATCGGTGTTGAAGTGCCACCCCTTCAACTGAAGGGCTCGTGACTCACTGCGAAGGACACGGAGGGCCATGCCGGACTCGATGAGGGTGTTTTCGTCGAGCGTGTCGATAGGGGACTCGCCAACGACCTGGAGCATCATATTGACCGCGTCGAGTTCCGACGTGGTGCTGAGAAGGGAAGTGTCGAAGGACATTGGCGGGGCCTTTAAATGGAAACGCCGAGCCCTTGTGAGGCCCGGCGCTAGTGTTGGTGTTAGGGGTTACGGGGTCCCGAGTTCGATGGCCGCTTCCGGCCGAAGGATGCCATGCCCCGCGGCATACTTGGACACGAAGAACCAGCCCTGACGGCGGACTTCGCGGTCACTCTCGGTACTCACGTCGAGCAACTTCACAGTGCCGACAGCGTCCATGTGGTTCACCAGGGCGACCGTCTTGGAGTAGTCGGCCTGAGCCGAGGGGGACACCGTCGCGTCCGACGTGAGGTTCGTCGAGGGGATGTTGGTGGTCTTGATGATCGGGAAGCCCGCGACCGTCTCGATCTCACCCTTGGCGATGGAACCCTCACCGCCGAGGAACTTGTTGACGAGGTTCGTGTTCTGCGCGAGGGCGTAGAACTGAGCCGGGCGAACGAACGCCTGACGGCCCTCCTTGGACACCCACTTCTCGTCGAGCGTCTGCGCGGACGCGAAGAGGGCCGAGGTGAGGACGTTGACGTCGGTCGCCATGGTCGCATTGGTGATCTGCGAACCGCCGGCTTCACCCGTGATGGTGGCCGCGGCGCGCGCCGCCAGGGCGAACATGCCCGCGACGTTGCGGTCGAAGAGGACGGCCAGTCGGCGCCCCAGCTCCTCGACGTAGCGGGAGCGGACCTCGTAGTGGTTCATCGCCTCGTCGATATCCGCGATGAAGGTCTGCGCGGTGAGCAAGCCATCGATCGAGATGATCTTCTCGGCGTGATCGATCACAGTGCCTTCGAGATACTGGCCGGGCGTGTGGTAGGAGGCCGTTGCGCGGCCGATGACGGGGAACTGCTTCCCCATACCCTTCCTTACGGAGGGAGTAGACTATACCTTTGTCCATTCAATCGCACGTTGAAGCGCGATCGGGTCATCACGAAGAAGGCCGATGGCGGTGTTGCAATTTGTGCAGAGCAACCCGCGAATGCGTCCTGTCTTGTGGTCATGGTCAACCGCAAACGCCTTATACCTCTTGGAGTAGAGGCGGCTGTCACAGATACCACAACGGCCTTGCTGCTTAGTGAACATGCTCAGGTATTCATCCTGCGTGACGCCGAGCGTCTTCTCGCGTTGGTGGATGATACGACACGCCTTACACTTGGCGTCTCGTCTGCCCGTCGATCTGTCCTTAACGTAGAACTCGTCGATTGACTTTACCTGCCCACACACTGAGCAACAATTTGTTGGAAGTGCTCCCCGTCTAGTCGTTGCACCTTCGCGCGTATTGCGCTGTCTTGGCTCAGGATTGCCCTCGACTGCTTCACAGAAGTAGGGGTTCCCTGAATTTGGGGAGTGTTTAAAGTCGGCCCAGTTCATTTCTGGGTTAAGCCGACTTGCCGCTCTTGATGGAGCGGACGAAGTGTCGGTCCTTGAACTGCGTATCCTTCTCGAACTGGGCGAAGACCTCGCCGGAGAAGACCTTGAGGAAGAGAGCGAGGGCGTCACCCGCGCCATTGATTTGGCCGAGGCGGGAG